TCAAAATCAATTACATATTCATTTGTATCTAAATCTTTTAAAGCCCAATATGAATTTTCGGGTAATGCATAATTTTGAGTATAATATGAACCTGTTTGCCATACTCTAGCAGGGTATGTAGGTCTAGCATTTACTCTAAATCTATTTACACTACCTGAGTAGAAAATGCCTGGGTTTTCTGCTAATGTTATAGTATTATCTTGACCAGAAAGTACTGATAAAGAACCAGTTTCATAAACAAAGTCATTCCATTTAAATTCTAATTGAGGTGGATAAATTGTATTAGTATCAATAGAGAAAAATTTAATTTCTGGCTGGAAATTATTATCATTTACCCATTCTTCTCTTTGTTTAACTATAAACCCATCATTAGAAGCTGAAATACTAGAAGTAGTATTTGTAAGAGCATCTCCTGAAGAAGCATAATAAATTAAAGATCCTGTTAACCAAGTATTTATAATATTTGTTACATTAACGTTTAAATCTTTATCTTGAGAATAATTATAAACTTGAGAAGAAGTTAAATAAGCATTAGGCCATATACCTAATCCTGAGTATATTTGGTTGAACCAAGTACCACCACCTAAAGGTGCATATGTTAAATTATATGAAGATGAAACAGCAAAACCATCTACTGTTGTTACAGGCCATAATCCACTACCTGATTCATTATAAAATTGCCAAGAGGCTCCATCAGTTGTTAAAGGGGAATCTAAATATTTACCTGTCCCCATTCCCCAAGAACTTGAAACAGCATATACATCTAATGTTGTATCTAATTTTAGTCCTGTGGTTTTTGCTATATAACATCTCAAATTAGCTTCCCATACAGATCCACTAATTTTATTATTAATTACATCTTCAATTTCATCTTGTTCAAACTTAATTAAAAATCTACTAGTTTGAGGATTAGGATCGGTTGGAGCAATAGATGTTAAAGTTGACTCAATAATTTCATCAAGTCCCGTATTCATTGTAGGGTACATTGAATATATTGTAGCGTCTTTAGAAGGAAAAATTTTATATATTGCCATAATTTTATAGTGGTACTACTCTACCTTGTATATCTGTGTTAGGGTATTTGACTTCAAAAATAGAAGGATCTAATGAAGGATAAATAACATTAGCATTAGTTGCAGCTTGTATATCATATGAATATTGTGAGTATCCTAAATTTTCTCCTACTTTATTAGTTATATCTATTGTTTTAACTGTTTGTACACCTTCAATTTGGTCTAGTAAAACATATATATCTCGTAAAATAATCGGTTGATTAATTGACCAATTATCTATAGCAAAATAATTTTGTAATGCTACTATACATCTTTGTAATACTTGATTATTATTAAATTCAGGAAGTACAATTATATCAAAATTAACTCCAATATTAATTATAAACCCATCTTTAATGTTAATAGAATCATTAACCATTCTATATACTGAAAGGTAAGTAGATAAATTTTGTTTTAATGCTTCACTACATAATGATAATTGATTGTTTACATTGTAAGATAATACGTATAAATCCAATACTGAATTTGATTCACCGGAGGATATATTTTGGATTTTTGTTGGTTCTATAAACGCTTTAGAAATAACTCCATATTTTGAAGGCATAGATAATGCTCTAACTAAGTAATCATCTTGAGTAACATTACGTAATTGAGCTCCAAAATTTGCAGAAGCATTTTCTCTAATTTCTTGTAGCGTATCTCCATCACCCCCACCATCAGCGGCATTTGGATTAGACATTCTAACTGAGTTAAATGTTGATGTTGCTAATGTTTGATCTAAATTACTATTTAAAAAACTAATATTACTTGTAAAATTAGTTAAATCATCAGAAGGAACATTTGATCCTACTCCTCCTCCAGTTAAATATCTAACAGTTAATGTAGTATTTGATGGAGAAATTCCGTAAGTTTTAGTAAATAAAAAGTTAGAAGGTGAAAATGCTGTAGTTAGTTTATCTTTTTCAAATGGTAAACCTATACCTACATTATTAGGATTAGGGATTATTTCTTCATCATTATCATTTGCGGTACCTGCACCAAATTGAATTTCTAAAGAGCCTGTACTGATAAATCTAGTTACAAATCTTCTTTGTTGTTGTTCTAATTTTAATAAATAAGGAGCATCCCCATATGAAGATAAATTAGGATCATTTACATTAGTATTTTTAATGGAATTAAATACCATTTCTTGTCCCAAATAAGGAACTTCATACCATGAATTCCCATCACTATCTGTAATATCTAAAATACCGACAATATTTTCATCATTTATAGCCCTAGTATCAAATTGAATAGGATCTGAAAAACTGAATTCAATTGTATTAATGGTTGAAGATATAGCTTTTTTAGTTTTCTTTAAAAGAAAGGATTGAGGATCTGCTCCTGCTACTGTTAATACTGATATTTCTGTTGGGTCTGTAGAACTAGATATAGAAAAATCTATAGGATCTTCAATGATAAAATTTACAATTGAATTTGATGTAGAAGTTAATGTTGTATTAGAAGCAAAAAATAAAGCATAGTCAAAATCAGGTTGTATATTAGGAGAAGATCCAGTTGCAGGAACTGATTGGTATATGTCAATATTAACTGTTGCTACTTGTGTTACATTTGGTTTATAACCAAACATATAAGCTAACTCATATAAATTATTTGGTTGGCGAGCATATTGTAAAAAATTCTCTTGGATTTGATTATCAAGATAAAATGATAAAACATCACCTACATATGCTGCCATTTCCATAAACATCATTCCTGGGGATGCAGGAGTGAAGTCATTGTATGTTGTAGGGAAATATGTTTTGGAATAATCAATAAGAGATTTTCTTAATTCAGAAAAATCTTTATTAATATATTTTATATCTCGTTTTTTTAAATTAGTAGCCATTAGTTAAATTGTAATTGGATTTCATCTTCTATTCCTGTGTCTATAATATTATATTTTAAATCTACAATTAATGAATTAGTATCAGGATTTGAGAGAATTTCTAAGTCCTGAACTGTTACACTAGGAAAATAATCTTTTAATTGGGTTTGAATTAAATCTTCTAATCCTTCTAAATTTTGTTCAGATAATTGTTCAAATATAGTTGCTCTTAAGTTACCCCCAAATGTAGGATTTAAATATCTTTCATTTTGATTAGTTAGAAAAAAATTAATTAAATTATTTCTAACAGCATCTTGAGTAGTAAATGTAGAATTAAATACACCAGGAGCATTAAAGGGAATACTAACCCCAACCGCAATACTCGGTCTTCTATCTATGGGAAATATTTTTTTAGCTCCTACAGGCATTATTTAATCATATTCATTATTTGATCCATTCCTACTTCACCTGCAGGTAAATCTCCACCTGGCATTGTGCCTTGAGGGTTAAATGTTCCCTTATAAGCTGTAGTGGCTGCTCCTCCTTGTTGCATTTCACCTAAAATACCCGAAAACATGTTTTTACGTTCTTGGGGTGTTAATTGTTTAGGTTTTTCAATGTAGGGTTGAGCATAAGTGTCTTTAGATTCAGTAACCACTTTTGGTGATTTTACTGCTTCTAATAAAATTTCACGCAACTCCTCTTGAATCGCTTCCTTTACAGCTTCTTTAACTAAGTTTTTTAATTGTGAGGTTTTCATATATTATAAATATTAAATTAATCAGCTTTTAAATTATCTCTGTCAATAATAAATTTTAATTCATTTATTAATGTTTGATTATTAGTTGTAAATGATAAATTAGTTTTAATTTGTTGTATACCATATTGATTTAATCCTACAGCTCTTCTACGAGTAACAGTAGGAGTAAATGGTTCTTCTTCAATTTGAAGTACAAATCCTTTATAAGTAGCTTGATTGGATGTCTGTAAGGATTTTGTTTCGGTTTCAAAAATACCTTGTATTGTAGGACTAAGTTTTGTTAAATTATTAACTTGAGCTTTACTAGCACATTTTAAAATATAAGGATCAATAATAAATAAAAAATTTACTGATTGTTTAATAAAAGCACTAACTACTGATACTGAGATTGCTGAAGAAGCTATTGCTGTTGATATTGGGGTAATTCTAGATTCTCCGTTTCCATCAAAGATTATATTATCTTTTACTAGAGAAATATCTTGTCTTATTGTTTCTGTAACTCCTGCAGTTAAAGGGAATAATTTAGCTGTGGCAGATAATCCTACATCTGTTGTTGTAAGAGTTTTTAATAAAATATCAACCAAAGTTAAAAAACCATTAGCTAACCCTAAAAAATTAGCTAAAGTATCTAATTGACCTCCAACATTATTTAACACCCCTACAATATTATTTCTTTGAGCAATTATACCATCAGTAACAGAGGTAGGGAGACAAAAATTATCTAAAGCATCCTGTCCTAATTGTTGAGCTTCTTGTTGTACTTGATTAAAAGCATTATCAAAAGCTTCAGTAGCTAAAGCATTTACATCTAAATTTTCTCTATTTTCTATAATTTGAGGTATAATTTCTTGAACAGCTGGTTGTACAGGTTCTGGAAGTTCTTTTACTATTGTGTTTAAAGCAGGTTGAATTAAGGTATCAATTTTTATTCCTTGATTCATTATAAGCTTAGGAAGATTCTGAAATCCTGAAGGTTTTAAATTCTCCGGGATTGCTCCTAAAATAGTATCTATTGGTATTCCTGTCATTATAATGTTTTACTTACTTTAGATTTTGTTGTAGTTTCTATTTGAGTTTTTAATGTATTTAAAAATGGTACTAAAGTTTGTGCTGCTTGAGAAACACCTGGGCCTCCTTGAGGGGTTACAAATCCTAATATTTTAGTTAAATTAATTAATTGTTGTACTAATTGTGATAATAAATCTACAGTAGTATCTCCTTTTAAAATAGGTTCAGTTGCGTTTTTACCTCCTAATTTAATTGAGGGGGAATTAATTACAAAATTTGCAGGAGTATCAAAATTAAATCCTTTTATAGCATTAAATCCAATAGTTAAGTTAGAACTTAATAGGATATGATCAGTTGTTGAATTAAATACTAATCGTCCTGAGTTAAGGATAACTTGTTTTCCCGAGTATTGGTTTGGGTTGGTGGGGATGTATGATGAGTAGCTATTATAGTTTGAACTTGCTACATTAATGGGTAAATTTTGAGTAGAGGTAAGATAAATAGATGAATCATCATTATTTATATCTTCATTAATGGTTATCCATCCTTCATTACTTTGATCTCCTTGACCATTTCTTAAAATCATTATAGGATCACCATTAGATCCTGTTGTTGACCAATTTGTAAATCCATTAACTGTGGATCCAAATCTAATTGAGTTGCCCCATCT